GATCGTGCCAGGATCTCCATCAAGATCCAGCCTGAGATCCAGGAACTGGTTGATAAGTACAGGGATCCGTCTGGTAAGAGGGTGTTCAAGTTCTACAGGATGTACTCCTCCATGAGCACCATACATAAGGCTATCGGTTATGGCATGAAAAAGATTGCTGAGAATCTGGGGATGGATAAGCTGGATTTCTATTCTGCCAGACACACATGGGCAACAATAGCACAGAATGATGCTGGAGTGGATAAGTGGACTGTACACACAGCCCTCAACCATGTGGATGATGAGACGAAGATCACAGATACCTATATCAGAAAGAGCTGGGATCCTATAGATAAAGCCAACAGGAAAGTACTTAACCTGGTGAAGATAAAGAGGTGTTTCAAGGATCCAATTTTGCCTAAGCAAAAATAATGTTTTGCCTAAGCAAATTTTGTAAGTATCTAATAATCAGATAGCAAATTTTTCATTTTGCCTAAGCAAAATTTTTAATTTGCCTAAGCAAACGTATTTTGCTTTAATTTTGCTTACCATTTTGCTTACGTTTTGCTTGCACTTTTGCCTAAGCAAAATTTAATTTGCCTAAGCAAAAAAAGCCGTTTGCCTAAGCAAAAATCATAACTATCTGATAATCAAGACCAAATTTTTTCATTTTGCCTAAGCAAAAAAAGCCGTTTGCCTAAGCAAAATTAAATTTAAGTTATCTGGGGGTATATATATTATATATAATAAGAATAAGAGAAAATATATAAAAGAGAAAGAATGTGTATATGAAATAGGGGTGTGGGGAAAGAACAAAAGAAATGCCCACCTGGTTAAGATGGGCAAATTCTTGATAGTTTTGCAAAAAATTGCAAGGATTAGCAAGGATTAGCAAGAAATTATTTCTTTGTCTATCAGAGATCCATACTTTAGTAACATATCATTCTTTTTCCTGTTTCTTGAACATCCTGCCTGATCCTGTCAGTAGCCATTCGGCACTAACACCGTATTCTTTCACCATAGGGCACAGCCAGGAAACCTGAAACCAGCCTCTATCCAGATCCTTTCTCTGAGCCAGGAAATTCCTCCTGTCAATCTCATAGAGCCTACAGTACGTGTTTACACCTCTGATGTCACCTTTGGCTATGATGGCATCCAGGGCACTGTAGAAACGCTCCATCACGTTCTTTGTAGCCATTGTATTCATTTCGTCTCTGTTATTCGTTCCAAATTCTTATCAAAAGTATATTCGACCTCCACCAGCTCAGTAGCACCAAAGGAGTTTTTTGCCCTGTACCTGTGTGATACGCTCCATCCCAGGGTGTCATACGGATTTATTCCCTGGCTGATGTAGTATGCTTTGATCTGAGCCAGCTTTGCATTGACACTATCCATCGGAAACTCTCCAGCCTTTGCACGGCTGACAGTCTCAACGAAAGCCTTACTCATTGGAGTAATGATACCAGGCTTACCTATCTCCACGTTCTGGTAGCTGGATGGATCTTTCAGGTGATCCTCCAGGTATCTGTCTATCACCCTTTCGTATTTTTCCTTGCAACCAGTAAGAGCAAGGATAGCCAGTAGATATAAAACCTTTCTCATAACTCTCTAATATCATCCATTAACTGAGTAAACTCCTCCTGGGGCTTTCCTAAGATCTTTGCCTCAGTCTGTGCGCTTGCAATAGCTTTCTTTACCTCCAGGATCCTGCTATGATCCACAATCCCATCTTTCACGATCTGCTTGTATAGCTCGATCACCATTCTGTAGTACCTTTCCATATCAGCTCTTTAGTTTTTCGATTATTGTAATAAGTCTATCCATTTGCTCCTGGCTTTTGGTAAGCTGCTGCTGTGCCTCCCTGGTAAGTTCTCGCTGGGCTGCAAGCTCATCCATAAAGCGATCAACAGTAGGAGATCCAAAGTTGTTACCGTTACCTACCTGGTTATTCACGATGGCAGCACCGCCAGGATCAGGAAACTCTGTATCTCCATCAACCATCTTACCCACTCCAGTTAATATCCATTGTGGGTTAAGTCCGAAAATGGATGCAAAGTTATTCACGAAAGTAGTAGTAAGATATTTCGGATAGCCGTTGAAAGCCTTTGAAATTGTGTTCTTTGTGTGTCCCATTCTATCCGCTATATCCTGCTGTGTAAACACTATGGCTTTGCTTTTTAGGTAGGCAAAGCACTGTTTTAACCTGTCTTTTGTCTCTGGTTGTACCGATCTGTTATTTTCTTCCATATCCACAAGTGTTGCTAAAAAATGTTAATAATACCCACAAATACCCACAAATCTTTTGCTGTATCAACAAAAGTTGCTATATTTGCACCCGAATAAGTAACTTTGTGGGCGCAAATATACAAAAATATGTTTGTAAAACACAGAAATAATATGTTAAAAATGGCAAAGAGCAAATTTAGAGAAATCTACGATTCACTGCCAGCCAGGGCTGGTAGAGCACCAAAAACGGTGTGGATTGAGCGTCTGGCTAAGATCTGTATGGTATCTGAGCAGACGGTACGCTGCTGGGTATATGGCACCCAAAAGCCAGATGCCCTGAAACTCTCGATTATTTCTAAGGAGCTGGGTGTTCCAGCCGATGAATTATTTTCTTAATCACTTAAATGCAACACCGATTATGAAACAAGTAACTTTATCAAACGCTATCCAGTGTGCTATAGCAACAGTTTTCGCTATAGCTGCTATCATCACAGGTATTGCTACCAGCACAGGCCACAATGTTTTCTTTGGCTTGATGGCAGCTGTCTTTGCCTGGGTGCTTTTCACCGATGATCAATACGGAGAGAGTGTAAAACAGTACATTCTGAGAAAGAGAGGTAAGTAATGGCTATCACTCTGGAACTCTATGAGCTGAAAACCCTCTGCATGGATATGGCAGAGCTGGGCGTGGCAAATTATATCAGGACACAGGCACCAGCCAAAGACCTTATATCCCAGAGGGAGGCCTACAGGCTGTTTCAGGAACACAGGGTAAAGGAGTGGAGAGCCAGAGGTATGATCACACCTGAGAGGATGGGGGCTGCAACGAGATCAAAGCTCCTGTATTCCAGGAGTGAGCTGCTTGCACTCGACAAGTCAGAGAGACTTAATCAGTTTATCAATAAATAAATAGTATTTCTATGGGAATTATTCTAAAGAATCTACACCTGGTGAATTTCAAGGGAGCACGTGACGTTGAGCTTTCTTTCAATCCAGGTACCACAATGGTAAGAGGTGACAATGGCACTGGTAAGACCACTGTCTTTGATGCCTTTACGTGGCTGCTGTTCGGTAAGGATAGCACTAACAGATCCGATTCCAATTTCAACATCAAGACACTGGATGCTCATGGTGATCCTATCCTGAAACAGGAGCACTCTGTGACAGCTATCCTGGATGTTGATGGGAAAGAGCTTAAACTAAAGCGTATGTATCGTGAAAAGTGGGAAAAGCCTACAGGCACCACCACTGAGGTACTGAAAAACCATGAGACGCTTTTCTACGTGAATGATGTAAAGATCCCTACAAAGCGTGAGTATGATGCTAAGATCAGCTCCATCATTCCAGAGAATGTGTTTCGTATGATCACTAACCCTTTCTATTTTCCATCACTAAAACCAGAGGAACAGAAAGAAATGCTCCAGAATATGGCTGGCAACGTCACTGATGAGGATGTGGCACGTCTGAAACCTGAGTATGCTGAGTTTCTGGCTGCTTTGGAGGGTACCACTATCATAGAAAAGGCTAAGGAGATCAAGGCTAAGAAAAGTGCCTGTAACGAGGAGCTTTCTCTGATCCCTACAAAGATAGAGACTGCTGCCAAACTGAAACCAGCCGATGATGATTGGGATGCCCTGGAGAAAGACCTGGAGGCTAAGAAACAGGAGCTGGAAAAGGTGGATGCTATCCTGGCTAATGACAGATCAGCCCAGAATGCTGAGGTGTACGAAAAGCGTAACTCTCTCCAGACACAGATCAACAGCAAGAAACTGGAGGAGAGCAACCGTAAGAACGCTTTGCGCCTGGAGGCAGACAAAAAGCGTAATGCTGACATCCAGGAGGCTGAGAATGCTGCTGCCTCACAGCGTAATGAGTACACACGTAAGATCAACGATAAGAAAGCTGAACTGATCAAGCGTGAGGGTGAGGTTAAGCTGGCTATTGGCAGTTCCTATGAGGATGCCAAAAAGAAAGTGGCAGACCTGGAGGCAAAGATCAAGGCTAAGCAAGATGAGATCAACCGTCTCAAAGGCAATAAAAGTAGTCTGGAGGCTGATGTGCTCGATGCTCAGAAGAATGTGAGTGACACAGAGGCTACCATCAAGGAAAAGGAGGGTGAGATCACTGATCTACGTGCTGAGTTCCAAAAGATCTATGCTGAGGAGTTTATCATGGATCCTGCCCAGATGGTTTGTCCTACCTGTAAGCGTCCGCTTGATATGGATGATCTGGAGGCGAAACGTCAGGAACTGGAGGCTAATTTCAACAGCCAAAAGGCTGAGAGGATCAAGGCTAACCAGGAAAAGGGTAAGGCTACCAGGGAAAAGCTGGATAACCTCAACACCACTCTGGAGAGACAGCGTAAGACACTCCAGGATAAGGATGATAAGCTGAAACAGGCTGACAGCGATATTACCAACTCTGAGAATGAGCTAACAGAGCTCAACAGGGATCTGGTATCAGCACGTGCAAGTGTTCCTGCTGTTCCTGACTATAACAAAGCCCTCTCTGAGGATGCTGAGTACCAGCGTATCAGTAAGGAGATCCAGACCACCCAGGCAGAGCGTGAAAGTATCACAGCTGCTGTTATACCAGCTCCTGACTATCTGGAGATAGAGAAAAATGATGAGGTACTGATCAGCCTGGCAAACGAGATCACAGAACTGCAAAACCAGCTGAGCGTGATCAAGGATCCTGCTGGTGATCAGCCAGAGGCAGATAACTCTGCTGCCAAAGCCGATAAGGAGCGTATCAATGGTGAGATCGCTACCATCAACCAGCGTTTAGGACAAAAGGCTATCCTGGATCGTGCCAATAAGGAGATCCAGGAGCTGGAGGAGCAAAGGGATAAGCTCAATGAGAAAGTGGCAGATCTGGAGAAATGGGAGTTTGACTGCCTCCAGTTCCAGAAAGCTAAGGATGCTGAGCTGCTGAGACGTATCAATGACCTTTTCAAGCTCGTTTCTTTCTCTTTCGTATCGTCACAGCTCAATGGTGGTGAAAAGCTAACCTGTGTATGCACAGTGAACGGTACACCATATCCTGATGTGAATAACGCTGGTAAGATCAACGCTGGCTTGGATATTATCAATGCAATATGTAAGTCCCAGGGCGTGAATGCTCCTATTTTCGTGGATAACGCTGAGAGCGTGAACAATGTGATGGAAACCTCCAGCCAGAAGATCCTCCTGTGTGTTACAACTGATAAACAACTTTCAATTCAATAACAACTATGGCAGAAAACAATCAAAACAATGCACCAGCACCAGCAAAAGGCGGTGCTGTGGCTCAGGCTCCTAAGAAAGTGGATATACTGAAAAGTATGTTTAAGGCAGAATCTGTCAAGGAGCAATTTCAGAATGCACTGGCTAAGAATGCACCTACATTCATAGCCTCAGTGATCGACCTCTATAACTCTGATTCTAACCTCCAGCTCTGTGATCCTAAGGCTATCGTGATGGAGGCTCTGAAAGCTGCTGTACTCCACCTGCCTATCAATAAGGCTCTGGGCTATGCCTATATCATTCCGTATAACAACAGCTATACAGAAAAGGATGAGTATGGACGTGACGTTCTGGATGCCAATGGCAAAAAGAAATGGTATAAGAAGATGGAGCCTACTTTCCAGATGGGTTACAAAGGATATATCCAGCTGGCAATGCGTACAGGCCAGTATCGTACCCTCAATGCTGATGTAGTCTATGAGGGTGAGGTGCGTAAGGTAAGCAAGCTCACTGGTGAGATCGCCTTTGATGGTGATAAGAAATCTGATAATGTGATCGGATATTTCTGCTACTTTGAGCTGCTTAACGGATTCTCTAAGACACTGTACATGACAGTGGATCAGATGGCAATGCACGCTAAGAAATATGCCAAAGGTATCAAGAAAGAGGTTACTGTGGAACAGCTGAAAAACCTGGCAAAGATGCCTGTACTGACAGATGATAAGACTGTAGGCTGGATGGGCAATTTCCATTCTATGGGTGTAAAGACTGTGGTAAGAAACCTCCTTAGCAAGTATGGCTATCTGTCTGTAGAAATGCAAACAGCTATCGCTGATGATATGCGTAGTGAGGAGTGGGCTGATGCTACAGAGATCAAGGATGATCAGAAACAGCTTACAATGAGTAGCGAGGGTGCTGTGCAGATCGGAGAGGCTGCAACAAGCCAACCAGCTCCAGCCAGTGCTCCTAATCCTGGATATTAAAACGTGCTGCTATGACGCTGACAGTATTAGGTAGTTCAAGCAAGGGTAACGGTTACATCCTGGATAATGGCAATGAGGCTCTGATCCTGGAGTGTGGCGTGAACGTCAAAGAGGCTAAGAAAGCCCTAAAGTTCAACATCCGTAAAGTCTCAGGATGTATCGTTACCCACCAGCACAATGATCATGCTGGGCACATAACAAAGTACGCTGATCTTTTCCACACCCTGGCACTGCCTGAGGTATGGATGGCAAAGGGTTACTCTGGTACCCATGCTGTGACAGCGGAAAGTGGTAAGACGTACCAGATGGGCAATTTCCTGGTAATGCCTTTCAATGTGTCACACGATGTACCATGTGTTGGATATCTGATCCAGCATCCAGATATGGGGATGATGATGTTTGCTACAGATACCTGTGAGCTTGACTACACCATTCCAGGGCTCAATCATGTACTGATCGAATGTAACTACTCTGTGGATGCCCTCAGACGTGCTATCGAGGAGCACCGTACCGATGAGAGCCAGGTGGCACGTCTGGCAAAGTCACACCTGGAGTTTGCATCAACGAAATCTTTTCTTAGCCGTAATGACCTGTCGAAAGTGGCTGAGGTGGTGCTGATCCACCTGTCAGGAAACAATGCCGATGAGGAGCGTTTTGTGAGCGAGATACAAGCTCTCACAGGTAAGCCCACCTATGCTGCTTTCCCAGGTTTGACAGTTGAGTTAAATAAGCTATAGTAATTATGATTAACGGATTTACAAATGAAACTAAGCCTCTATCTGAGTATGAGCTTAACACGCTCACCCCCCAGATTGTACGTGGACTGTCTATGAAGATCGGCAAAGACCGTGCTATCAAAAACAGTGAGATTTGTGCTAAGATGCGTTTGGCTGGCTATAAGATTGACAATGCCAGGTTGCGCAAAGTGATAAACCATATCAGGGTGAATGCCCTGCTGCCTGGAGTGATCGCTACCTCCGAGGGCTACTACATAGCCACAACGAAAAAGGAAATGGCTGAGTATATAGCATCCCTGGAAAGCCGTGAGGGTGCTATCCACCAGGTAAGTGTTGCACTCAGAAAACAAATGGAGCTGTACGATGAGTAACGCTAAGGTGATCATAGAAAAGGCTAACGGCCTCTTTAACCTGAATAAGCTCTATGTGTGGTTTGTACAGGCTCTGGATGGAATTTACCTGGTAGAGGTTAAGAAAGTCCGTAAGCCCAGATCCAACGATCAGAACGGATGGCTGTGGGGATGTATCTACCCTATGCTGCTGGATGCAATGATAGATGCTGGCTGGGAGTTTACAAGCGTGGAACAGATCCATGAGTTTTTCAAGGCACAGATGACAGCTGATGAGGTTGTGAACAGAGAGACAGGTGAGATCATCAAGTTTCCATCATCAACTGCAAAGATGGACACCGTTACTTTCTCCACCTATTGCGAAAAGCTGAGGCAGTACGCTGATGAGTTCCTGAATGTGAAAATACCTGATCCTGATAAATACTGGATGCTGAGAGCCGATGAAACTAATAGCAAATAACCTGGTATCAGAGTTGATACGGTTGGTACCAGTAATCATAGACAGCGTACCACCAGGCCAGAGCCTGAGAGTACAGAATGCAATCCGTATCGTGAGAAAGATTATAAAAAAGTTGAATACACTAAAAGAATTAGAAAAATGAGTAAGCAAATTATCGTTACTGAGGTAGAGGTTAAGGCAGCTCTGGAGGTTGCTAAGTCTCAGGAGGTGAAAGACGTGCTGGCAGCTCTTTTCTGCAAGCCAGAGAATAAGCCTAACCTGGATGATTACAAGTCTATCAAGTCCTATGAGGATGCTTGTGAGGCTCTGGATCTTACACCGATCTATTCAGATAAGGCTAAAAGATCAATCTGTGAACACATTAACGGCCATTGGGACTACAGACAGGAATTGCCTAAGCATATCATGGCATTACTGAAACTGGAGGTGATCAGCCGTGCCCTGTGGGGCAGAAACTGGGAGCCTAAGCCAGATGCTGAGGGCAATAACATTATGTGGTACCCCTGGTTTGCACTATGGACTAAAAAGGAGATAGAGGATCGTAAGGATGAGTTCAATGGTGCCCTCCTTTCTGCGCATGCGAATTATGGTGCGAGTGCTGGTTTCGGTTGTCTGGATGCGGATTATCGTTCCTCGCGTGCGAATGCGCTTATTGGGTTCCGCTTGTGCCAGGAAACAGAAGAAAAAGCTATCTATTTTGGTCAGCAGTTTATCCAGCTCTGGGCTGATTACCTGGCATTCAATTTCACTGTAGGAGGTAACTATTTTAATCAAAACAAATAATTCAAAAACAGTAAATTATGGCAAAAGAAAAACAAAGAGTTCCTGAGATCATGTTAGCAGATGATCCGATGGAGAAAAGAGAACAGATCATGCGTGACAGCTGTGATCAGATTGTGGAAAAGTTCTACACCAGAAAGTTCAGCACAGAGGAAAAGCAAGCTAAGAATGCTGAGTACTGTGAGGTCGGCATGAAAAAGAGTGCCCTTGAAAAGGAGCTGAGAGAGGTTTCCGCTGATCTGAAAGGAAAGATCAAGCCTCTCAAAGAGAGACAGGATGCAATCCTGGATGAGATCAAGCAGGGTGGTGAGCAAGTCCAGGGTGACACGTTCAAGTTCATCTTTGAAGAGATCGGCAAGGTTGGTTTCTATGACACCAACGGCTACCTGGTTGAAGAGCGTGACATGACACCAGAGGAAAGACAGCGCACAATGTTCCAGGCCATCCGTAAGAATGGAACTGAGGGCTAAATAAACAATATTATTAACAACTTAAATTTACACAACAATGGAAGATTTTGAAAAGACCGTAAGCGTCAATGTTGAGAATTACACAGGCGAAAAGCCTATTGAGGTGATCATCCGTAAGGGAGAGGCTGCAAAAGCAGCAGATCCACTGCCAACTAAGGAGCCGATCAAGACAAAGATCGAGGGCGTAATCTCCACACCTAAGGACTGGCTGGAAAAGCGTGTTGATACCATTGATCAGAAACGTGCCAATATCATTGTAGATCGTGATGGGATGATGATTACCCTTACTGTCAATGAGAATGATGAGTACCTGAAAGGCACCGTTACTGGTAAGGTGGAGTTCACTGAGATCTTCAAGAAAACGAAGATCAACAATCCTACTGAGGGCTGGGCACCTGATCGCCTGGGACAGTTCCTGCGTCTTAATCGTGGTATTGCCAACGTGGATCGTAACGAGTGGGCTAAGCTGGTATCTGGACTGAAATCGTTTAAGGCTACCGTACAGAGCAACATAGAGAAAGTACGTGATTCCTCTGGTAGCCGTTCAGACATTTTCCAGATTGTTGTGCAGAGCGAACTGCCTAAGTCTTTCCAGGTAAACATTCCTATTTTCCGTGGTCAGCCTAAATCCGTGATTGAGGTTGAGTTTGATCACTATGTGGTGGATGGTGAATGTGTGCTCCAGCTGGTATCTCCAGGTGCTAACGATGAGGTAGAGGCTTATCGTGATAAGTGCATTGATGAGGTGCTGGATGAGATCCGTAAGATCGCTCCAGAGATCGCTATCATGGAGAAATAATAACACTGTCAATCCCTGGAGGGTGGGGCTCTCCTATCCTCCAGGCTTAAAAACAAGTAGTATGGCTAAGAACAAACAACAGATGATGCCTTTCGACACAGCAGACTGGCTAAGATGCCCAGAGCTGAAAGTGCTGCCTCCAGACATAAGGGGATTATGGATGGATATGCTATGCTATATGTGGGAGAGCGTGGAGCGTGGTGTGATGGTAAAGCCTAACGGTGACATATACACCCAGGATGAGATTTTGCGTATGCTGGGTAATGATGCCTCTGGATCTGATACCTGGCTGGATCGCCTGATCATTGGAGGCGTGTGTGCTGTGCGTGATGATGGAGCCATCTACAGTAGGAGAATGGTAAGGGACGCTGAGATAAGCCAGAAAAGACGTGAGGCTGGCTTGAAAGGTGGTAGCTCTACAAAGACTAAGGTGTTTGACAGAAAGCCTGTAGAACGAAAGCCAAAGGTGACAGAGCCAGTGATCACTCTGGATATTCCAGACACTCCACCACCTCTGACAAAGGAGCAAGCAGAAAAGGCTGCAAAGGCTAAGAAATACAAGTATGCTGAGTTTGTCACCCTTACCAGGGATGAGTACGCAAAGCTCTGTGAACAGTTTGGAGAGGATCCAGCAAAGCGTATGATTGAGATCCTGGATAACTATAAGGGTGCTAAGGGCAAACGCTATAAGAGTGATTACAGAGCCATCCTTACCTGGGTGGTGGATCGTTACAATGAAGATTTAACACGCAATGGAGCAAAAATTAGCACAATGGCTACAAGCCAACCTGGATCGGAGAGTGGCAGGGACACGCTTTAGAATTGATAAATACGATCCTACAACCGTTGAGGAAATGCTGCTTATGTGCTATAAGTCTGAGGTTGAAAAGAGAGGCATGGATTTCCTTTCGGATGAGCCTACAAATGAGAAAATTCATAAAGTAGCTAAGTGGCTTTGTTCTGGCAGACGATATGGGCTGCTGCTGTACGGATCAATAGGATCAGGAAAGACAACTCTGGCAAAGGCTGTATGTACGCTTATCGGCATTCTGTATGGTAATGCTGGATCCTATGAGGATAGGAAAGGTGTTGTAAGGGTATCTGCTTTAGATCTGGCAAATAAGGTGGCAGCTGATTCAGGCTATCTGTCACAGATCAAGCAAAAGGAAATGCTCTTTATTGATGATCTGGGAGTGGAGCCAGAGACTGTGAAAAGCTGGGGCAATGAGTTTTCTCCTGTGACTGAATTACTCTACTACAGATATGATAACAGGCTGTTTACTATAGCCACAAGCAATCTGGGAGATCGTGATTTTGATACCAGGTATGGTAGGAGGATCTATGATCGAATGGAAGAAATGTTTGATAGGCTATTCTACACCAACAGCAGCTATAGGAAATAAAATAAACTAAGTAAATATGCAACTGATTTCAGATTGGAATACATTACGTGACAATGCCCACAAAACAGCAGTACGTCACGGTTTCTGGGACGATGAGCCCAGTGATGATCATTTTCTCTGTCTTATCTCCTCTGAGCTTATGGAGGCTGTGAATGCAGACAGAAAATCGAATAACGGAAACCTCCAGGCAATGGTAGCTATAGTGGATCAACAGGCAGCGTCTGAGTATGGTATCACAGATGAGTGGTTGAACACCTGGTTTAAGAGCTACTTTAAGGAGAGGGTTAAGGATAGTGTTGGTGATGAGCTGGCAGATGCTATCATCAGGATCCTGGATCTGGCTGGAAAGCACAATATAAACCTGGGTGGCATTATGCTAACGGAAAGTAAGATCTCAAAGGAAAAGAGGTTTACTGAGAATATCCGTACCATTGAAAAGTATCTGTGCCATGATGGGTTTAGTCTGGATGAGAAACTGAATTACGCTAAACAGGAGATATGCAATTATGCTGAGATCCTGGGTATCGACATTATAACGCACATCAATCTAAAGATGATGTACAACAAAACCAGAATCGTCAAACATGGAAAAAAGTATTGATTATGGCACAGAAAGAACAGAAACGTAAGGTGATAATCACCTTTTCAAAGAAATTCCCTCCAGGCCATCCTAAGGTAGGTGAGCCTACAGGGTTTAGTGATAAGCTGGAAACTGGCACAAAGATCCACACTATCAGATCCGATGCCAAAGGCTGGTGGGATAAGTGTGCTGAGGCTATCAACTCAGGCAGAAAGTACCTCAGTATGAGAGAATGGGATGGTAGGCCTTACAACTCCTCACAGACGATCCTGGGAGAGAGGGAAAAGATAGGGCTGCAAAAGATCACCATGACATACTCCAGCGAGGATGAGCTACCTCAGGCATGGGTGGATGGTAAGAAAGTACCAGTAGAGGAGCTGGCAAAGAATGATGGGCTGAGTGTAGAGGATTTCGTTTCCTGGTTTTTCGGCACTCCTCTCTATAAGGGCAATACCTTTGAGGGTAAGGTGATACAATTAACAGATTTCAGATATTAAGAAATGGCAGAATTGACTAATAGAGAGTTTGCTGCTTTATGGTTTGATGATGTGGCAGACAAAACGAGAAAGCTAACCAGTGGGAATGTTTCCCACGATTCCGCTATGATCAGAGGGCTGGCAAAGAACAGCGTGGAATACCTGGATGAGTTCGGAGAGAAAGATGATGAGCTCCTGGAGAAAGCCAAAGGCTGGTTTAAGGATATTGCAAGCCTCTGTGAGAGGATCACAACAGGTAACGTGTCACACATGGCTGCTACCATACGTGGTAAGGCTATCAGATGTAGAGAGTATATCAAAAAGCATATTAACGATTAACAGTAATTCTATGGAGACTAATGCAACAAAGAGAACGGATAGATCGGA